TTTGTACTCTACATTAACATAAACAGGGATGGGGATAGACAAGCTTTGTATGACAACTTGTTTATTAATTCTTGGGTAGTAGTTTTGTAACTTGCTATCTGTGTTGTTTCTAGTGCCGGTTGCAACAGCAAAATTGCGTGTTTTATCTTGCTTTATTCTGCGTGCGATGACCATCCTGCCAGTTCTACCTTCGTTGTATTTGGAAAATATGTTTGCTTGATAGCTTCCCTTTCTTTGCGGATCTTTAACAATCCCAGTTCTCTCCACACCTATAACTGGCAACACAAGCGCGCCAGAGGAATCTCGTAAAGATTTTTCACTTTTAATTTGATATGCTCTTTCTGGTGCTTGCCAAAAAATAGGAACTTCGGCATACCCAGCATTGGTTCTTGCTGACAGGTTTAAATCCTCTTTCATCCAAGAAGTTACGGCCATGTCTATTGTTTCAATACTTGAAGCAAGCATACCAACCTCTTGCAATGTGGCGCTGGTGGCACCCTCTGGAAGCTGTGCAAAGTCAAAATCATCAGGTAGCATCGAATTGTCCCTTTCTTGCGCGTCGGCAGGTTGCTGCTATTTCAAAAGAATGATCAACTTGACCAAACAACTTCCTTGGTTCCGACAATTTAACTATCTCGTAATATATTTTACCATACAAAACAAAATCACCTTCCCTGACAAACAGATCCTGATCTTCGGTTAGGCGCCTTTTGTGAAAATACGCAGTGATCATAGAATCAGAATCAAGACCAACGTCTGGGAGGTATGAGGTTGTCTCTTCGTTGAAGTCGATTAGTGCATATACTCTTACTGGCGGTAGATATGTTTTTTGTACGGCCTCGCCATATAACTCGTGGAAATTAGTTGCCTCAAGATCAATCGGATAGTAAAGTATTTGTTGTCCGATGACCTTTTCGATAAGCTCATCATTGACTTGTTTAACAAGATCGCGCTCTTTCTTGCCTAAAAACAAAGGAGGTGGTGGCGCTGCTGGTCTTTCCCATTCATCTGACATTTAAATCACCCCACAAATATTGGCAATGGAGAATTTTTAAACAGGTTCTGGGCAGCATCTGCTGTTTCTGAGTCATATTTGACCAGTTCCTTGTATTCTGTCTCTTTGAGCATCTCCATCAACTTATCTTTCAATTGCTGTTGCTCATCCTTAGCTTGTGATAACAATTCGCTATGATTTAGTGTAACACTTTCACCGGGAATTGGTATTTGCGTGAATTTTCCACGAATTTGGCCCAACATCTCTTTGCACAGTGCTAAACAGTATTTTCTAATCCACTGCTTGCCTATTGCGTTGATATTTTGGTAGGGAACATTATCAAAAGGTAGAGTGTTTAGGTTATTAACACCGTCAACTCCATCGTCATACTCTGAATTTGAGCCGAATACGTCTAAATCCTGCACATAAAAGCGGACCCACATATTGTCTACGTCTGTAAAGTCCCAGTGGCCCGGCTCAGGATACAGTCGCAAATGATTATTGATGATTTCATACGAATAGTGCGATGTTCTGGTGTAAATTGAGTCTTCGTACATGATTGCTTGCATTTTATTCTGCCATGTCGGAATAAGCTCAAATGTTGAGTCATCAGCGAACTGCCCATACGTTGAATAATTGCCAACCACCCCAATTCCTCCGTAATATCCAAAGAAACGCCACATGGCGCGCGGTGTTTTATAGTAAACCTTGGTAACGATAACTCTTTTCCCATCAACTTTGCCAGAAAAAGGAACTGCACCGCCCTGATCGTTAACTCCGCTGGTTGATGCATCATTAATAATTTTCTGCAAGTCATAATCTTGTTGGTTTTGAGTTGGCTTGAAAGACGCAGAATATTGTGGCAATGTTCCACCATATCCACCAATCGCAGCCATGTTGTCGCCAACTTTGTTTGCATATGACGATTGAAAGCGGGGGTATTTCAAATTACTACCTGATGGGCCAGATGTCTGCACACCATCATGATTAAACGTTCCGGTTGCATTACCCAAAGCATTAGATATGACGTTCTTACCCTGATGTAGGTTGATTATGTACGAGTATTCTAGTACAGCCTCTTCGTATGCAGCATACACATTAGATGGTGTCAACTCAATGTCAACAACATCTCCGCCAAGTTTCTTGTACACATAGGCTACCTGATCTGAGGCACCACTCAAGAACGCCACAGAGCCCGTATATATCCCAAAAGGACATGCTCCGCTTACATCAGTCGTTGAACCAGTCGATGTTAAGACAACTGCACTTGTAGTTGATTTGGGGCTTAAATTTGTGGGCACTCACTTGTTCTCCTATGTGTTTAGTATTTACTTTTTAGTTGTGCGTTTAGCGGCAGGCTTCGCTGCTTTTTTAGCTTTGGGTGTTGCGGCTTTTTTTGCCTTCGGTGCCGGGGCTTTCTTTGCCTTCGGTGCTGGGGTTTCCTCAGCAATCTTTACAGTTTCTTTTACTTCAACTGCTGGTGCCGCAGCACCCTTTTTGGTGGTCGGTGCCGGAGCTTCTACTACTTCTTGAGATGCAGCCTCTGCACTAAGTCTTGCTGCCTTAGCTCTTTGAATCTTTTGTAGACGTTTCCATTTTTTACCCATGATATTCTCCTATATGTATAAAGGTACTCAGTAAATAGTTTGCCGTCCAACAAAAGTGAAAATCTCAAAAATTTACCGGAGAAAAAATTTAAGAAAATGGCGTTTTTTGTATGTGATTGCAAAATAAAACCCCCTCCAAAGAGGGGGAACATAATCTTATGTTTTGAAATACTGAATTAAGAAGTAACCCAGAATGTTGTGCCGCTCTGAACAGAGCTGTCGCCAATAGCGACGTAGTTAGTGCCGTCACAGAAGACACGAACTCTTGTACCAACAACTGCGTTAACAGTGTCGTTGTTCATAACCAAGTTAGTGCAAGTATCAGTAACAGCAACTTCGGCGGCGCCTGATGCAGTAAAGTTACGGCAAGAAACAATCATGTTGTCTCCGGGTGCTGTGATAACAATGTCGTTATCTGAAAGCACTGTAACGATAATCTCGATGTGGAACCCGCTAGTAAGTGCTGGCAATGTGAATGTTTGTGTACCATCCGCAGCGTTTACCAAGTAAACGGTGCCAGAATCTTGTGCAGTGAGTGTTTTGGTGCTAGAAGAACCAGCGCCAACAACAGCTTCAACTTTTTGTACAGAACCCACGACGGTTGAGCCATTTAATTGTAACTCTCTCTTTAAATTTTCTAATAGTGCCTCGGTTCTAGCGAGACCAAGTCTTTTACTTCCCATGTTTGAAACCCTCCATTTATAATCATGTCAAAAACATATGGTGAAGTTCTTTTGAAACTTCGATTATAAGTAGTTTGCTATCGCACAAGGTATGACAAAAATGAAAGCCCCTGTTAAAAACAGGGGCTTTGCATTCGATTAGGTCACTAATCTGCTATTAAGCAGTAGCGCCAGCCTCACCAATCAATCCACGAACAATAACAAGTCCGTACATATCAGGACGCACCATCTTCTTGGCATAACGCGTCATGACTCCCTTACGGGGTACGAAGTCTTCTGGTCCGAAGATCGTAGGGGTGGTTTGCAGTGGTACGTATGGAGCGTACACGTAGCCGCTTTCAAGGAAAGAGCCTCCGCGACGACCAACGAGAATCACATTACGCAAGAAGTAAGGATCGACGTAAACATCGAACTTCTTAGTGAGAGCGCCGACCTTGACTGCACCAATGGTACCGCGTTGATCGTCAGCAGTGACGGACGCGCGGAAACCGGCGGTGAACTCAAGAACGTTGGCAACTTCTGGTCCGCAGACGATGAAGTTAGCGCCGCCACGAAGAGTCTTGCGGTGGATTTGTGCAGAAACATCGTTGATGGTCTCAACGAGAGTCTCATACCACTCAGACACTGTACCGGTGAAGTCGGGAGCAGCCGAAGATGCGCCGATTTCTGCACCAGTCTCACGGTTCACGAAGAGACCGGGAGAACGTGACCAGTACTTGGTACCAGCAGTAGCACCCTTAACGAGGTCCTCGAGGATCTCTTGGTCGATTTCGAGAGCGATTTGCTCCGAAAGGATGCTCGTAAGCTCGACCTCAGCGTCAAGGTTGTGGTAGGCGTTAAGGTCTTGACCTAACTCCGGAGTCCACTTGGCCTTGAGCTTCTTCGTCACCGCGGTAACAGCAATGCTGTCGACCTTGATGTCGATTTCTGGGATGTTCACGTTGTTCTCAAGTCCCCATGGGTCATCACCCTTAAGAGATCCGAGAGCACCACCTGCGATGAAGTCATCCTTCTGCGGGTAGATAACCTTGAACGAGCCAGCCGAAGCGGTAAGCATACCGTGAAGCTGTGCAGCCGTTGCATCACCGTCATACGATGCGAACACCATAAGACCGGTAGTAGCGCTAGAACCACTAAGACGGGTAAGACGACGGAGTTGAACACCGCTCTTACCACCACCAGCAGAACCAGAAGCGTTAATGCTTGCGTTAGAACCAGAAGCGTCCTGAACGTTAACAGCAACGAAATCATCTTCGTTGAAGCCAGTCAGGTCGGAAACGGTAAATGTACAAACAGCAACACTTGCAACACCAGATTGTGCTTCAAGCTCAGCATCATACTGAACAAGTTTAGGAATAGCACCAGCAGAAGCACTGTAGGTACTTGACGTCAAGAACGTAAGAGTTACTGCTGCAACCGAGCCAGTCGGGGAAGCGTAACCGTTGTTCAAGTTGTAAGGACCTTCCTCAGCACCATTACCGGTGATGATAACACCACCAGTGATTTGCGATGCGATTCGCTGACCACCGTACACGGAATCTTCGGAACCATCGGTACCGTATCCAAGACGAGGGAGACCTGCACCGTTACTAGAAACAGTGAAGTCGAGGAAGAAAATGAGACCGCTTGGCAGGCTCATTGGCTGAACGGAAACGAGATCGTTTGCGATCAGACCGGCGAAAACACGACGGACAATGGGGAATGCGACGGCAGCAAAGCCTTCAACATCTCCACCATTCATGGTCGAGGTCTCGCGAAGTAGTTCTTTTGCTTGGTTTTCAAGCAAGCGAGCCATAGAGTTACGCTTAGAATCTTGATCTAAGCCCTCAAGAAGACCAGTCTTTTCCCACTTGGAGAGAAGAGCAGAGCCTTCGGCGCGCATATCACGATTGACAACACCTTCTGTCAATCTTTCGATAATACTAGACATTTTAAATCACCTCCTTTTTTTTATGATTTTATTCCAG